TCATAAAGATCAGCTCAGAGCAGCAGGTTTTGAAGCTCCTATTCATGTTGTTTCATTGCCATTACACAAAGAAATGACACAAGCTAAATTGCCAAATTACGACTCAGCAAAAATTCGCAAGAAAAATACGGTTGTGTATTCAAGCAGATTAGATAAAGAAAAGAATCCATTCTTTATGATGCAGGTTGCTGAAGAATTCTTGAAATCACACCCAGAATGGGAATGGCACGTTACTACATCTGGTAAATCATTTAAATCAATGATGCCTGGTGTAATTGAAGCACTTGAAGATTTAGCTAAACGCCAGCCTAGATTCAAATTAATGTCAAATTTAACTAAAGAAGAATATTATACGGAATTGGCTAATGCTCGTATTCAATTTAATAGTTCACTACAAGATTATGTATCGTGGACTGTATTGGAGTCAACCGCTTTTGGCTGTGATTTAGTATTTCCAAATTTTAGATCTTTTCCAGAGTTTGTTCCAGAAAGTCGAATGTATAAACCATTTAATGTGCAATCAGCATTAAATACATTTGATACTGTTATTCAAACAGGTACTCCATTTGCTACTCAATTTAATTTTGCTGATATTGCAGATTTAGGCAGAAGAATGGAAGCATATATTATAGCAAATCAAATGACAACAGAGATCAATGTTTGGCATGAAGCTAATTTATGCAAAGAATTAATTAAACAACAAGGAATACATGAGTAAAAAACAGTTTTTATATATTCCATCACTTTCTGCCGGCAGTATGGTTTCGGCATTCAAGAAAGATACTAAATTTGAAGATGGAACTACAATGCGTTTCTTTTCGAAAGAGTATCCGGAGAGATGGAGACACCCTTATTTCCTAGTTACTGCAGGACATCATTACAAGAAAATGGATTTTCGTCAGCAGTTAGGACTAGATGATGAAACATTTGTATTCGGGGATTCAGGAGGATTCCAGATTGCTACAGGTGCATTGAAATGGGATGGTACTATTCGAGAAAAAATATTTCATTGGCTAGAAGCAAACTCAGATGTTGCAGCAAACTTGGATATTCCACCTCGCGTAACATTTGAAAATCGTTTTAATGACTCAATGGATATTTCGTTTGATAATTTCAAATGGTTTGAAAAACATCAAAGTGGTAAAACTAAATTTTTAAATGTTATACAAGGAACGTATAATGAAGAATATTCTACTTGGTATCACAAGTTCAAAAACTTCGACTTTAATGGTTGGTGTATTGGCGGTCCAAAGAAGCTGGTAGATTTCATGTATGTTATTGCATTGATGTTACAAGAACGAGAATTTGAAAAGAAACATGTTCAATATGTTCACTTATTGGGTATTAGTAAAATATCAGATTTCTTTATATTAGGTACTCTGCAGAAATTACTAAATGATTTAACGGATAACCGAATCCAATTAATGTCAGATTCATCATCTCCAGGTCAATACCCAGTATTTGGAACTTATTTGCATTCGGGTAATTATAAGACTCAGACATTCACTGAATTGTATTTCCCTAAAAATGCAGAGTATCGCAGAAAGACTCATGTAAAACAAGGTAAAGACGGGTCAATTGAAATTGATAAAACAAAACATGTACCCTGTGGTATAAATTGTCCTGCTTGTCAAGACTTTACCTATGAATATTTAGGAGGGCAGACAACAACTGGATTAGACAGATATTCGCAGGAGGGTATGCCTAGGATGGTAGTGCATAATACGCACTTATACTGCGAGATCGTTAAAGATATTAATAAATTAACAGACAGTCATGTAGAGTTGTTAGAAACAGCTGTGCCGACTGATTTATTCAATGTAATATTGTCGTTACATGATATGTTTGCAGATCCTGACAATGCAATGAAAGTGTATTCGGCATATAAAAAGACATACAAGAAATTCGGCGGTGATAGTATTTCAACAACCGATAAAGCTAAATTTGGTGAATTTTTTAAATTTTAAGGTTAAATAATTATGGAAAAAAGTAAATTACAATCATTTATCAATCGTTACTACCTAGGAGGTAATTGTGAAGCAGTTAAACTACAACCCAATGGTACAAGTGTAAATTGTGATCTTATTGACGCAGATCAGACAGTTGTTGGTAAAATCAAATGGAATACTACACCATTTGCACAAGGAGAGTTGGGTATTAATCATACCGGAGCACTAATTAAAATGTTATCTGCAGTAGGAGAAAATCTGGATATTGTAGTTAAGGATGCACAAGGCAAAAACTATGCAATGGAAATCAAGGAAGGCAAAACTAAAATGACTTTCATGTTAGCAGATACAACGGTTATACCTGCAGTACCAGCAATAAATCAAGAACCAGAATACGATGTAACAATTAATATTGACGATGAGTTTACCAATAAATTTATTAAAGCAAAAAATGCACTACCGGATGCTAAAAACTTTGCAGTTCAAGTTAAAGGAGGAAATATTGTATTTATTATCAATTATAGCACAATTAATGCAGATAATGTTACATTTGAGGTAGGTCCTACTAATATCACAAATATGGATCCAATTTGCTTTTCTGCAGAAAAACTCAAAGAAATATTAAATGCAAATAAAGGAGATCAAGGTAAAATACATGTTTCTTCTCAAGGACTTGCAAGAGTTGAATTTACCGGAGGCGATTTTGAATCAACATATTGGCTAGTACAATTACAGAATTAATTATGGTAACAGTTGACGTAGTAAGCACAAGCAGTAATACACTTCCGGGCTATGAAACACCGCAGAGTGCAGGATGTGATGTTAGAGCTAATTTAGAATATTTTATAGAGATTCCGCCTGGCGAAAGTATGTTAATACCAACCGGGTTATCAGTAAAAATACCAGATGGTTATGAAATTCAGGTCCGACCTAGAAGTGGTTTGGCTTTGAAAAAAGGAATAACTGTATTAAATACACCGGGTACGATTGATGCTGATTATCGAGGAGAAATTGGAGTTATTTTAATCAATCATAGCAACAATTCTTTTATAATTCATAATGGTGATCGAATTGCTCAGTTAGTATTAAATCGAGTAGAACAAATACATTGGAATCAGGTCCTGTTTTTAGAAAACACTAAACGAGGACAAAAAGGATTTGGTAGCACAGGTAAAAAATAAAAATTATGTTTGGAGTACAAGAAAACACATTATGGGTTGAATCATTCAGACCAGAAACATTGGATGGTTATATAGGTAATGAGCATATTATCGAAAAGGTTAAAATTTTCATTGAAAATGGAGATGTGCCACATTTATTATTCTATGGTCCAGCTGGTACAGGTAAAACGACCCTTGCAAAAATTATAGCAAATTCAGTTGATGCAGATTTAATGTATATTAATGCATCAGATGAAAACTCAGTTGATGCAGTTCGAGATAAAATTAAAAGATATGCATCAACAGTTGGATTTAAGCGCTGGAAAATCATTATTTTAGATGAGGCTGATTATTTAACACCGAATGCTCAAGCAGCTCTTCGTAATTTAATGGAAACATATAGCAAAACAACACGTTTCATCTTAACATGTAATTATGTAGAGAAGATTATCGACCCGATTCAGTCAAGATGTCAGACATTTGGTATTACACCACCAAATAAAACGGATGTCGCTAAGCGTTTAGTTCAAGTTCTAGAAGAAAATGAAGTTGAATATGATATTCAGGATATTGCCAATATAATCAATGCATCATATCCTGATATTCGTCGAGCAATAAACTCTGCACAGAGTCATGTTGTTAAAGGTAAATTGACGTTAGACAAAACTAGTATGGTTCAAGCTAATTATATGACTGAAATACTAGAATTGTTAAAGAATATGAGTGACAAGAAAGGAGCGTTTACTAAAATACGACAAATTATTGCGGATAGTAAGGTAAGGGACTTTACTCCAATGTATACTTTCTTGTATGACAACTTAGATGAATTTGCGACAGGTCATATCGGCCCGGTTATTTTGATTATTGCAGAAGCACAATATCAAGATGCAAGTGTAGTCGACAAGGAAATTAATATCATGGCAATGTTTGTCAAAATAATTAATGAATTATAAGGAGAATGATGGATAAAATGAATATCAATGTGAAACCAGAAGATATGCGTCCAATTCAATGTGAAGAATGTGGAGGAATGTATTTTCGTCAAGTAATGGCAATTAATAAAGTATCAAGATTTATTACAGGAGGCGACCGAGACACAATGATACCGGTACCTACATTTCGTTGTGATGACTGCGGAGCTATCCCAGAAGATTTCCAACCAGTTAAGCCAAAGAAAAAATGATTTATAAAGCAGATTGTACAATAGTATTCAAAACTAGTAATCGAAGCAATGCTCGAACTAAAATGAAGACATTTCGCAACCGAACTGCAGATTCTATGTTAAGCAAGAAATTACCAGGAATTCCAGAAAAGGCAGTTATACTAGAAATAGGATTTGGTTCGCAGTTTGCAGAACAATACAAAAGAAAATACAAATTATAATGGCAGAAAAGAAACCAGCAACGATATTTGATTTTATCAACGGTATTACGCATCAGAAAAAAGAGTGGTCTGCATGGAGTGAAACTGATCAAAAAAGATTTTCTCCATTTATTGTGAATCGTTGGTTATCAATGCGGCAAGATTTAACTGAATTTGTAAATGAGTTGCAAAAGTATACAATTGGTTTATTGAGGCCGAAAGAAGTATACCAAATATATCATGATTTTCTTCCAGCACAGAAAAGCTTTGCAAAATATGTAAAAGGCAAGAAAGAAGATAAATATTCAAAAAATCTAATAGAGCAAATTGCAGAGCATTATAATGTGAGTACCCGAGAATCGTTGGATTATATTGAACTATTAACAAAAGACCACCTAGCAGAAATATTGACAATGTACGGTTATTCTGAAAAAGAAAAGAAAACTATGTTAAAGGGGATAAAATAATGAGCGTTAACACACAATCACATTATCGAGGTAAAGATTCACTGTATAAGTTTGCGGAAGATTGGCAACTTAACAGTTATGAGTTTGATATTATTAAACGCATTGTAAGATGTCGACATAAAGGTTCATTTGAAGAAGACTTAAAAAAGTCAAAAGATTTGATAGACATCTATTTAACGGAACAATTGGAAAATTATGAATCTGTTACAGTTCCTGATAATTTATTGGAATTATCAAAATAAATTCATATTATAAAAATAAACCA